AAGGTACTGTAGGCGGGAATAACGCTGATATGTTTGTACAAACTAACGTCATTACTTTGGGTGTCAATTACACCATTGATTACTTTAATATAATCATACCTGTTTAAGTAAAGCTGGATTTATTATGACCGATAGTTTTTTTGCGCTTGAAAAAAGGAAAACAAACTTAGATGGTACTGATACCCTAGGTTATGTATGCAAGTTTACCCTTGAGCCACCTAGAGTGCCGCCTGTCCACATACCACCGTATGTAGACACTAGCCCAATTCCTGTGTCTGATCCCACTATCCCAACGTATGGCATTTGGGACTGGTGGGAAGATGTACTGTCGGCCAACGTAGACTTTAGGCCAATTTATCTATTTCACATGTACAACTACAACGGCCCATACAGAGGACTGTGTATGGTTTTTTATATGGAAGGGGGTATCCTCGCCAAGGGCCAAGAAATAAAAAGTATGGACATGCCTTGTCGGGCAATATGGAGCTACTTTAACATTCCTTACGGTGGCAACGACTTCTTCATACCACCCGGCTTACCGGACATTGGCTCACCACTTTGACCCGGACAATCCTCTTTAATAGGACGCTGTACAATCAACGCGTAAATTATGCGTGGTAACCACTTTTTTGCTTGTTGTAACTAGGACACATAGATAAATGCCCGATTCAGTCGCAACCTCTGGCCCCTACGCTTTACGTGCGGAAATTAGTAATCTCTACCCGCCAGTTGCAATAACCGATGACTCTGCGGTTGGCTTTAGCAATGTAGTAACAGACAGTTCATTTTTTAGCCCGCCACCCGGAAAGCCAAGCACACGGGCCGCGCTACTATTTTTTGAAAGGGCGCCACAAACTCACGTTTGGTCGCATGTATTGACTGTACCCCCGCCCTACCTCTTTGATTTTCGCCATGTAGCTATGTCTAAGGACATCTGTGTTGTAACATTAGGGCCGATGGTTGGTGTGTTAAATAACTTATTCGACTGGAAGTATACTATCTATAAGAAAAACGCAGTTTCTGGTGTGTGGCAGTTTTTAATCTCTTATGACCAACCCAATACAGTAAACATGCTTGGTTGCTCTGTTAACGAAAACGGCGCAATTTCACTATCTATTCAAGGCTTTACTTAAACAGAGGAAGTAAATTTTGGCCGCTAGTCTTAAAATTTTATTTCCGAATGCGACACGCACAAGCTGGAGTCTCGGTTATTATTGCACCGGCCCAGCCGGTTCAGGTAACAAATTCGGTACAACTATGGCCATAAGCCATGCCGATGACGATGATACGTTTGTTATAGCCGGAGACTCAACGAATGGTTCTGGCCAAGTGACGATATTTTCTGATGAGGGCGCTACCAAAACAACTTTTACCGATAGCGAAGAGCCTCAGCCTGATGAGGGACTTGGGGCTTACGTAGATATAGGCACAAATGTGGCCGTGGCTCAAGGAGATGATGGCTGGGCACATCGTTGGGTCTTAGATGCTGGGTCTTGGGATAAACAGGATAGGATTAACCCCTCAACGGACGCGCCGGGAGGAATATTTGTATCCCGTGATGATTTGACGCTAATAATGAACGGTGGTGTCAACGTCGAAATATTTGAAGCGTCTGGTTCGTTTGCGTCAACCCCGCCAACTGGTTCGTTTGCGTCAACACAGGGTTTTATTCCAAGACCCAATAGTCCGGAGACCCCGAGGACACACAACGTAACCTCTAGTATGGCCGCTAACGATAACCACTTTATTGTCTCAACTCATCTGGTTAAAATAGCAGACTCATCGGTTTCTTCCTTTAAAGCGTATATTTATTCCCGTAAGCTCGACGTACCATATAAATGGTGGACAGAGCTTGTAATAGCGTTACAAGGGCCGGGGCCTAAAGACTATTCACCGTTGGTTGAAGACGACGGTGACTAAATTATTAATGAAGAGAGCGCAGTAAATGCCCGGTTTGATTAGCACTACTTGCTTAGAACTTACACCTGTATTTGGAGACTACGCACCCGTTGGTTGGACTTCTGGTGCAAGAAGCAAACTTGCGTTTGAAGATAGTTGTTGGTTTGGTTGGGAATTTGCGGCTGGATCATTTTCTTCGGTGGCAGGGTTTAGCAACGAGAATGAGAGTACCGATTACAGAGAAGCCACACACGGATGGCGCTTGCGGCAAGGGAAGGTATACGTCACAGAGTTAGGCGTTCGTGTTGATAACACTCCAACAGGCACACACATCCAAGCGCTTGGTGACCGTTTTTACGTAACCCGTAGAGGCACACAAGTTATATATGGGGTGCGCCCTGTAGGCACACCCGAAAGTAAAGTATTCTCAGACCCCCGCTTTCCGGGTTTACCTTTACCTGCACCTGTGTACTGGGTAAGCACTGTACCCTCCTTTGGCACAGTGTTTTTAGACGCCTGTTTTTACATTGAAGGCGACAAAATAGAGAACCCTGTCGGTTCCGGGTTTAATTATTATGCAGGTGCCGACACAGACCCAGAGATAAATACCCCCAATAACGCCGCGAATAAATTAGCCCAACTTAGCGGGGAGTTACCGTTAGAGGGTCAGGCAGCTTCTGGCTCAGAACTGGCTGCCACAGTTAACGGGGATTTGCCATTTGAAGGCTCGGCTATCGTCACAGCCCCTGTATTTTTAGATGGGGAACTAAAATTAGAAGGCTTAGCGTCAGGATTGCCACTAAACACTCTTATTAGAGGTGAATTGCCCCTCCAAGGCTCGGCTAAAGACACTAATGGAGGCTTGACTTTTACAAAACTTTGGGGCGCCCTACAGTTTTTGGGTCAAACCAACACTAGTAGTAACACTGTTTCAGTATCAAGTTTTTTGAACTTTCAGGGAAAAGCGGCTGATTCCTCCATTTGCGCAGCAAATGGAAACCTAGGTCTATATGGGGCAACTAACACAAGTTGCCCGGATAACTCATTACGTATTTTTTTAACGCTTCAGCCGCAGAGGGTTCTACAACAGGGCATAGAAATACTTGAAGATATTTATTTACGGGACGCAGTTAAGTTTTCACATGCTAACCTCATTACTGAGCCTGTTTACGTAAGCGGCACGCATCGAATATTTTCCGTAGTGGCAGTAGAACTGTTAGACCAAGCTATGCTGGTAGCTACCGCAAATACTAAACAAAACTCAGTCTTAACTGACACATTTAGTATTCAGGACACGCGTAGCCTTCTTGGCGTAATTCAGATCGCAGAGCAGTTAGTCGCTAACGACTCTGTTGAAACTCTGTATAACGGTGTGGTGCAGGTGCTTGCCACCATACTTATGTTTGACAGCGAGCGTAGTAGTTATCCGTTTGAAGTTACAGATTATGTCACTTTTTCTGCCGAAGCTATAGCAAAAGCAACGTACTTAGCCGAGCAGTTAGAAGCCATAATGGCCACAGCCGTAGTAGAAAATGTACTTACAATAATTGTTGATGAAACTGCCGAGTTATTGGCGGCAGATTCTGTGGAACTTACCGCTAATCTATTTGTAGAGCTGTTGGACACGGCTGATATATACAGCTTATTTAAAACAAACGGTGATCTGGCACAAGCGTGGGTTATGAATACAGAAGCTGGTATGCCTATTTCTGAGTACGATAATTACATGTTTACGTCTATGACTACCTTTAAAGGTCAGTCTTTCGGTACTACAGATAGTGGGGTATACGAGCTAGAAGGTGACACAGACGTAGGCAATCCGATTACCGCGCAAGTAGAGAGCATGATGCTTGATTTCGGAACTAGTAGGATGAAACGTATACGTACAGCGTACATGGGGTATACTTCTTCAAATGAGCTAGTATTAAAAGTCATGTCTGTCGATGATGGTGAGCTGTTTGAGCATTGGTATAAGGCCAGTCCAGTAGGCTCAAACACCGCGCCTAGGACTGGTATGGTAGAAGTAGGGCAAGGTTTGCGGTCACGATACTGGCAGTTTGAGCTAACAAATGTAGATGGTGGTGATTTTGAGCTTGATGTACTTGAGCTTTACCCACTGTTTTTAGGGAGGAGAGTATAATGGCAATTAATTGTCCCAACCCCGGCGGAGGTGAGGCTAAGGCAAGTGACCAAGTTGTAGAGCAGTTTGATTTTTTTACTGCGCTAGTTAATGACTATGTGGCAGCCGCTGACGGCTTTTCTCAAATACTAGCTAACTACGACATTATTCCTGTGAAGCTAGACGATATTAAATGGGATAGCGGTAGCGAATACGTGCCTTTTGAGAACCCCTCCGCACCGGGTGACTTTCGGGAGCCGAGCAGAACCTTTACTACATCACCACCTTCGCAGCCGGGAATCGTAGGTATAGATACGTCTGGTTTAAATGTAACGCCACCTACAAATAGCTTACCTTCCAGCCCTAATATTACCATACCAAATGCACCGTCCATAACTATACCGCCGCCTCCGGTGTTAACCTTACCGCCAGTGCCTGTAGAGCCTATAGTTGGAGATGTAGTTGTACCTACTTTTGACGGTATAATACTGCCCGATGTGCCGACCCTAATAGAGCTTAACTTACCGGCCACCCCTACAATAGACATCAAGGATTTTAATGGTGTTGCACCAATAGTAGGTACTCCAGTAGCAGTTCAAGATCAGTATATAGAAGATTTTCAATATTGGTTCGATAGCATCAGCGCCACTACTATAGCCGAGGCGCAATCTGTCGGCGCCACAGCTCAAGTTCAGCGCATGTTTTTAGGCGGAACAGGGCTACCACCCGCTATAGAGCAAGCTTTGTTTGACAGGGAGATTGGGCGCGAAGAAGTATCTAGTTTGCAAGCCGTGAATCAATCTGAGCAAGAATGGGCGGCGAAAGGCTTTGATCTTCCGGGGTCTACCTTATTAGCCCGTGTACAAGAGATTAGGCAGAAAAACCGTATGGAGCGTGGTCGTGTTAACCGCGAGATTTCTATACAGTTCCACAACCAAGAGATTGAAAACCTTAGATTTTCTGTAGCTGAAGGCGTTAAGCTAGAAGGGCAGCTATTGTCTGCACAAGCTCAAATAGCAGGGGTTGCCCAGTCGTTGGCTAATGGCCACGCTGCGGTCATGCAAGGCATATTTGATTCCCTAATAAACTATACAAACTTACAAATAGATTTGTATAAAACAGACATAGAGGTTTACAAGATAGGCTTAGAGTCAGAGCTAATAAAACTGCAAATATATAAGACGGAAATAGAGGCGGCCAGCCTTGTTCAAGATATTAACAAGAGCTACGTGGACATATACTCTGCGGAGATAGACGCAGTTAGGGCAAGCGTAGATGTATTTACCGCAGAAGTCGGTGCGGCAGAGGCCCAAATAAAAGCTGAGCAGTCTAAAATCGCTATTTTTCAAGGTCAAATAGACGCTTATGAAGCGCAGGTAAGCACTTTAAAAGTTAGAGCTGACATATATGACACTCAAGTAGACGCACAAAAGACTATTTCTGACATATATGTATCTCAAGTAAACGCTGAAGAAGCTGAGGTTAGGGTATATGCGGCCCAAGTAGACGCTTATAACGCGAGGATAGGCGCGTACAGATCAGAGGTAGAAGCTGGGGCAGTCAAAATAAACGCTCAAGTCAGTGTAGAAGAAAGTAAAACTCGGATTTACAGTGAGAGTGTAGCCGCTTGGCGTGCCGGAATATCTGCCGACACCGCCAACATAGAAGCTGCCGTCAATGTTTACCAAGCTGAGTTACAGGGATACTCAGCGTTATTAAGCGCAGAACAGTATAGAGTAACTGGCGAAGCTCGTAACGTAGAGTTGAACATAGCCGAGGAGCAGGCCAAAACTGATGCGGCACTTAAGCAGGCGGATCAGGCTATAGAACAATTAAAACATACTACAGCATTAGGACTAAGCGCTACTGAGACAGCGGCTAGAGTAAACGCTCAATTAGCAGCTTCTGCGATGAGCGCCGTAAACGTAAGTGCAGGGATCAGCTCACAGACATCTGGCTCAACATCAGATAGCCGTTCCTGCACAACCACCTTCACATCGACTAACTAGGTTAGGATATGGCATCGAGTGCATTAGGTTTAATACGCATTGTCTCTAACTCTGAGCTGGTGAAGCAAGAGCAAGAAGCTGAGAAAGCCGCTCAAGAGGCCAGAGACAAAAATAACAGTCCTTTACTGCAAGGGCTTTCAAAACACGTTACAGAAGCGTGGGAACAAGCGCGAGATGCTAAAAACTCAGTTTTACCTAGATTACAACGGGCGCAGCGAGCCAGAGTGGGTGAGTATGACCCTGATAAACTGGCGCAGATAAAGTCGTTCGGTGGCTCTACTGAGTATGCTCGTGTTACAGCAAACAAGATTCGCATCGTCGAGGCGTGGTTACGTGACGTATATAATGGTCAGACAGACCAGCCTTGGCAAATTAACGCGACCCCTAAGCCAGATATTCCTGAGGATGCCGAAGCTCAGGTACAAGAGATGGTGTCGAAGCAAGTAGGTGAGGCATTCGCAAAGACAGGGCAGATGCCTGACCCAGCATCCGTAAGGGCGCAGATGGCTGCCGAAATGAGCAGGTTTGAAGAGTCTTTAAAGGAAGCTGCGGGAGATACCGCTAAGCGTATGGAAAAACGCATGCACGATCAGCTACAAGAAGCTGGTTTTAATAGCGTGCTGGCAAGCTACTTAGGCGACTTAGCTACTTACCCTGCCGCAATTATGAAAGGCCCAGTCCTTCGCAAGCGCAAAGTTTTGTCTTGGGAGTCTGTTAATGGAGAGGCCCCTACACCCAAAGTAGAGGACGCTATAGTTACAGAATTTGAGCGTGTCAGCCCTTTCCGAGCATACCCTGCACCGGGGGCAGTAACGCCACAGGAAGGTTATTTTCTTGAGCATCACACATTCTCACACTCTGATCTGTATAACTTAATCGGACTTCCGGGTTATGACGAAGAAGCCATCCGTGCCGTACTGCATGAGTCACAATATGGCGGACTAAATAACTGGCTTGGCTTTGAGACATTTGATGACGAAGGGCAGTCTGTAGCTGACAGCTTACAACGCACAGTTTTTGAGTACGATGCGCTGGAATATCATGGCCCAGTGTTAGGCAAAGATTTACTAGAGTGGGGCTTAGATCAAGAAGACGTTTCTGATCCTATGGCTATGTATGAGGCTTGTGTATGGTTGATAGGTAGCTGGGTAATTAAAGCGCAGCTAAACTATGACCCTCTTGGGCAAAGACCTTACTACTCTACAAGCTACGAGGAAATCCCCGGAGAGTTCTGGGGTATGGGCTTACCTGACATACTAGATGATGTGCAGGGCGTTGTTAACGCTGCTGTGCGGTCGCTTAATAACAACATGGCAATGGCATCTGGGCCACAAGTGGCTGTAAACATTGACCGACTACCCGCAGGGCAGGACATAACAAACATAACGCCTTGGCATATATGGCAGGTAGAAGATAACCAGTTCGGTACTAACACCAGCAAGCCCATTGAGTTTTTTCAGCCTAACAGCAACGTAAACGAGCTACTTTCCGTAATTGAAAAGTTTTATCAGTTTGCCGATGACTTCTCTCTTGTACCTAGATATATGGCTGGATCAGACAAGGTAGGCGGCGCAGGGCGTACAGCTTCTGGGCTTAGTATGCTAATGGATGCGGCCAATAAAGGGTTAAAAGGTGTAGTGTCCAATGTAGACACCAACGTAATTGCCCCGATGTTGACCAAGCTATATAACTACAACATGCTTTACGACAAAGACCCCACTATTAAAGGTGATGCACAAGTTGTGGCTAGTGGTGCTGTTAGCCTGATGCGCATAGAGTCTATGCAGCTACGTAGAAACGAGTTTTTGCAGGTAACAGCTAACCCAATAGACATGCAGATAACAGGTGTCGAAGGCCGCGCAGAAGTCTTACGTAGTGTGGCTAGTGGGCTTGATCTCAACACCGATAAGATTGTACCGCCAGAAGAAGCTTTGCAACAAAAACTGCAAGCACAACAAGCGCAAGCGCAAGTGGCTCAAGGTACACAAGGTCAGCCGCCTGCACCAGCGCAGGGGCAGCAGGGTTATAGTGCCAGCAAAGAAACGCTGCAAGATGGCTCTGCAACGACAGATAATTTCTCCCCCAACTCAATGACCCCTTGACACCATCTCTGTATTTGCGATGATAGTGTCAGGTAGCTGAGGAGTATGTGTGTTAAAGAAGCCTAGTAACGGAGAATTGTCTGAGTTAAAGCGTTTAAGTGGCACAGCCATTGAGCGTTACCTCCAGACAACACTTGAAGATACCAAGACTTCTTTAGTCGCCAACCCTGACATAGACACAATCCGTGTCTTGCAGGGACAAGCGCAAACACTATCTGACCTCCTTAAGTTTATTTCGTTGTAACCAACAGGAGTTACGTATATGTCTTCAAATGCAAAAAGGGCAGGACAGAAAGCTGATGATTTAATCAGAGCTAACGCAGCGGCGGCAGATGCCAAAGCTGACAATATTGCCACACCTGACACACCCGTTGAAATTTTAGCAGCCGAGCCAGTAGTGGCTGAGGTTATAGAGTTTGAGCAAGCAGTGCAGGAACCCGAAGCAGTAGACACTAATAGTGTGGACGTAAGCGCACTTGAACAGAAACTAGCAGATACACAGGCGGCGCAAGCACAAGCCGACCAACGCTGGCGCAGTTTAGATGGGCAATTACGAGCAAAAGATGCACAAATAGATCGGCTCACTGAGTTAGTGGGAAAAATGACAACAGAGCCAGCACAGCCTCCAGCACCACAAGGCGTGCAGACTTCTGATGCGGATGATTTTGGCACTGAGATGGTAGATTTTGTACAGCGATTAGCTGCATCTGCCGCCCAAGATGCCGTAGGACGGCTAGCCCCTACTATTCAGGGGCTTACAAATGAGGTAGAAGTTGTCTCTAAGCACACCGCTAAGAGTCAAGCTCTCACATTTGAAGGTTTGCTAGATAAATTGTCGCCTTCGTGGTCACAATTAGATACAGACCAAGGGTTTCACGACTGGTTAGGCCAGTCACCTACAAGAAACAAAATATTTCTTGAAGGCGCACAAACTCAAGATGCCGAAATAGTATCTGACTTCTTTAACATGTATGCAGACACGTTGGACAGGGCTAGTACGCAAGTACAGGCTAAGGAAAACAAACGAGCAAACGAGCTAGAGAAACAGGTATCACCCGGAAAATCACGATCTACAGCAACAGCATCGTCTGTTTCTCCACCAGACCAAAAAAACTGGACACGTTCCGAGATAGCAGGTGCGTACAGCGAGTATAGCAAAGGCAACATCCCCGCTGATGAGTGGGGGCCTTTAGAAAAAGCTATAGCCGCAGCACAAGCAGAAGGGCGTGTGGACTACAGCACATAAACTTAAGCAGGTAACAAAATGGCATATCCAGCAGTAGCAGGACAACCAGCATATACTGGTGTATTTATACCAGAAATCTGGTCTACAAAGATGATCGAAAAGTATTATGACAATACTGTTCTGTCTTCTATTTCAAACACCGACTACGAAGGTGAGATCAAAAACCAAGGTGATAAGGTTATCATCCGTACTCACGCTACGTTAGTTATCAATGACTATGAGATTGGTCAAACTTTGACCAACCAGCAGCCTGTCGGCGGCAAAATAGAATTGCTGATCGACAAAGGTTTGTACTGGTCTGCAATCATTGATGATGTAGTCGCTAAGCAGCAAGATATTGACCAGATGAACGATTGGGCATCTGACGCTGCTGAGCAGATGAAGATCAAAGTTGACACTGAAGTTTTGGGAGCCATTGTCCCTGACATTGCTGCCGCAAACGTAGGTCTTACTGCGGGACGCATCTCTGGCGACATTAACTTGGGCGCAACAGGCTCTGCGGTTGCTATAACCAAAGCGAATGTCTTGGAGCAAATCTTGCTGCAAGGTCAGGTTCTTGATGAGCAGAATGTACCAGAGTCAGGGCGATTCATCGTACTGCCTTTCTGGATCACTACTCTCTTGAAACTGTCTGACATCAAAGATGCGTCTTTGACTGGCGATGGTACTACTCCTCTGCGTAATGGCCGTGTTGGTATGATTGACCGCTTCACCGTATACAACAGCAACTTGCTGCCTACATACACTGACGGGTCAGATACATGCACTAACATGATCGCTGGCACTAAAGCGGGTCTTACGTTCGCAACTCAGTTGACCAAGACTGAAGAACTGCGTGCAGAAAGCACTTTTGGTGACATCATGCGTGGCCTGATTGTTTATGGACACAAAGTTGTTAAGCCTGAAGCACTCTGCTCGTCTTATGTCAAACGTGGGTAGCGTCTGACTTTGTTGGGGGCTTCGGCCCCCACATTTTTTACCGGAGAGCCTAATGCCCAAATACTTAAAGCACAGAGTTAACGGTGTTGTTTACCCGTTTAATGAAGCCATGTCTAAGAACCCTAATATGGAACTTATAGATGCGCCTGACCCTCAATTTGCTGCTGCCGCTAGTGTTATGGCAAATGAAAAGAGCAGTGAAGGCGGTACTGAGTTACAAGCGGCTAAAACCCGCAAAAAGCGAGCTACTAAAGCTAAAATGCGAGCAAAAAACGATGACGACTCTACGCCAGATGAAGCTGCGTAATGACGCTATCTGAGCTTATGGATCAACTGCGCAGCGCGACACTGCGCGACACTGCAATACCAAGGCTTTGGTCAGATACCGAATTAGTACGGTACTTGAACCATGCACAAATGGATTTTGCAGTACGTACTCACGCACTTGTTGATGATACAACCCCGGCTACGTGTAAAATTACAACGGTAGCTGGCCAAGGGGTTTACCCTATACACAATTCTGTTGTGATTGTTACCGAGGCAGGCATCGTGTCCTACGATACCGCCACACAAGAACAAAACAATTTTACTTTGCTAGTAGATAGGACTAGGCATCAGCTCCCTCGTAGCTATAGCAAAGGCCGCCCAGCGGCGTATACAGCACAGGTACGAACAAAAAGTATTCGTTTTTTCCCTATACCCGATGCCGCATACGACATAGAAATGGTCGTTGCTCGGAAGCCTTTGTACCCAATGGAGCGTCCAACTGACACACCTGAAATATCAGAGGAGTATCATTTGGCTTTGGTAGACTTCGCTGCCTTTCGGGCACTTACAAACAATAATCCTGAGAGTGCCAATATGGCTTCCGGTAAGGAGTTCAAAGCGTTGTGGGATTTGGCGGTCAGAGATGCCAAACGAGCCATTGCTACTCTGCGAGCAGGTGAAAACCCTCAAGCCAGAGGAAATTGGACAGGCAAACAACATAGGTGGTATGGATAATGGCTACTAAGATAAGACCAATGGCAACTGCTATTGACACAAGCGAGCGGCCCCGCGCCTCAAAGCCAGCACCCAAAATTAATAATAACTCAACAAAAAATTTCCCTAATAAACCGGGAAGTGCCACGCGTAGCCGCCCAGCCGCGCCACAATCGGCTCAAGGAAATAGTTATGTAAACCAACAAGTAAAAAGCGCTGCGCAAGCTAGAACACCGCCCACTGCTAAACCCACACCAAGCACTGCTGCTAAACCCACACCAAGCGCCACTGCCACTGCCGCTAAACCCACACCAAGCGCCACTGGCAGCACTACACCGCCTAAAGGGTCAGGCGCAGCTAACGCTAAATCGACTCCTACGGGTAAAAAACGCCGTAGACTTGGAATTGGTGGGTTAGCACGCTTCGTTCCCGCTGCGCTTGCGGGAGGTTACGTAGGCGAGAAACTGAAAAACACTTCCGGTGCTATGGCCGCGCAGAATTTAGCTGGTGATGCCACCAATTCTGCTC